CAGAGAATGTATGGTTATGGTATGAGAACAATGTAAAAGGAACTCTTAACGTATTAGATGCTTGTGAGGAAGCTCATGTTCCTATGACCTACATCACGGTGGGTAATTATTTTGAACATAATAACTACTCTAACAGCAAAGTAGCAGCAGCAAGAGAGGTTTTGAAGTATGCTAAGTTTAGAGGAGTAAAAGCAGGTCTTGTAAGAGCTTTAAATGCAGTAGGACCAAGACAGAAGATTAAGAACACGGGTAAGATAATGGCAACATTTATTAATAATGCCCTTAACGATATACCACTAAAAGTATTTGGAGGTAAGGATAATTGCTCTAACATGGATTTAGTTTATGCAGGAGATGTTGCTAAAGCTCTTGTAAAAATGCTTGAAGGTATTATGAGTGGTGAAATAGCTCCAGGAACAGAAGTAGAAGCTGGAACAGGAATTGCACCAAGTGTATACGAGATTGCAGAAATGGTAATTAAAAAGGTTGGTAAAGGAACGATTGAAGAAGTACCAATGAGACCAGGAGAAACGCCAAAGAGCACGGTAGTTGCAGAACATCCATTTGATATTGGTGGATATATGGGAATAGACGAAATGATAGAGAGAACAGTTGAATTTTATAAGAAGTACGCACAATAATTGGAAAAAGTTTATAAACCACATAAGTATCAGGCCGAGTTTCATAAGTCGGATGCAAGGTTTAGGTGTTTGATAGCGGGGCGTAGAGGTGGTAAAAGTATTGCGGGTACCATTGAAGCCCTCTATCAGTCCGAGAAAATGGCTCAGGCTAAGAACAGACCTGTTAAGGGGTGGATTATTGCCCCTACTTATCCAATGCTTAAAGATGTAAATATTCCAATGGTAATGGATTGGATACCTCAAAGCTCTATTAAGGAGTGGAATAAGCAAGACCACAGACTTACACTAATCAATGGTTCAGAAATAACTTTCAGGTCGGGTGAAGACCCAGACAGACTAAGAGGTATAGGACTTGATTGGCTCTGGTTAGACGAAGCGTGTTTTATGAATAAATTGGTGTGGGACACTATTTACCCAGCACTATCAGACCGAGAGGGTATAGCGTGGGTAACAACTTCTCCGCAGGGGTATGACTGGGTTTATAACACATTTTATAAAACCGCTAAGGAAGGCAACAAGGATTATAACGCCTGGCAGTATAGAACCATAGACAACCCTTATATCAACCCAGAGGTGGTTGAGAAAGCACGAAACGAGCTAACAGAGGTAATGTTTCGACAGGAGTATTTAGCTTCGTTTGAGAAGCTCTCGGGCCTTGTGTATCCTGACTTTGACGAGAGAGACCATATTGTAGATGTAATTGAGGGAGATAAAGACGATTTATTCTTTGTTGGAATAGACGTTGGATATACAAACCCAACCGCAGCAGTTCTTATAAGAGAAACTTACGACCATATTCTATATGTAGTAGACGAATACTACCAAACACAAAAGACTGTACCAGAAGTGGTAGAGGGTATTAAGAAGATGGTGGGTAATAAGAGAATAGAAGCCTACATAATAGACCCAGCAAGTAAATCAACCCACCAAGAGACGGGAAATGATACAAGTGTTGAGCAGTTGTTCCAAGAGAATGGAATACCTGTAACCCCGGGAAACAACGATGTAAGGGCGGGTATAGACATGGTAACACAACTACTAAGAAAAGACCCAGCAATAGGCAAACCAAGACTTCAGATAGTAAGGAAGTGTACTAACGTGATTAGAGAGTTCCAAAACTACTCCTGGAAGAAGTATAGGGAAGGAGATATGGGAAACAGGGACGAAAAGCCAGAGAAGGCATTTGACCACTCGCTTGATGCTATTAGGTATGTAATTATGAGTAGACCAGAGTGGTACGAAAGAGTACAGAGAGACCAAACAGGAGAGATTATTAGAGAACAGGGAAATGTGTTGAATGCGGGTGATGATGACTGGGATGACGATGACTTTATAATAGACAATGACGAGAACTATGAAAAGGATGTGTTGTAGAAATTTACTCATTTTTATGGTATAATATATGTATATGACTGAAATTGCTTTAATATGCTTATCTTTGGTAGCAATAATATCCGTATTGGGGTTAGTGTACCTATTTAACAAGCAGTTAGGCGAATCTAAGAAGGAAAGAGAGCTTCTTGTCAAACTTGTAAAAGCTAAAGACGTACAGGAGTTTGAGTATGTAATGGTAGACGACAAGCCTAACACAGAAGAGGGTGCTTTCGATGAGAATAATCCAAACATAGTAGATTTAGAGAATATCGTATTAGATAAAGAGGGAAAGTAATTTAACTGCCTAGGGTGTGGACAAAAAAATAAAAAAAGAGCAAGCCAATAATGAGGCTTGGTTAGAACGAGAGGAAAAAAACTTCAATGAGGCTAAGAACTCAAGAGCCACTAGGCTAGAAAAGCAGTGGATGATTAATATGGCCTATTATAAAGGCTGGCAGAATCTCCGATACGATGTAAAGAATGGTAGAATACTTTGGAATGAGCAGGACCCACTAAAGTTCTATGTTAACATGGTTTATACAACCATTAGAGCTGTAAGAAACTCGGTATTAAAGAATCAACCAACGTGGGATGTAGATGCTAAACCTTATGTGGATAACCAAGAAGAGAACCTAAGAACATTAGGTCAATTCATTGGTGATATGTACGACACCTTAAAGATGCCAATGAAGGTTAAGGAAGCCCTTACATTCGGCTTAATATATGGATTAGGAATATTCCAGTATGGATGGGATAAGGATAAGGGAATGTGGGTAGAAACATTAGACCCATTTGATACATACTTTGACCCGGTAGCTACTTCGTTAGACGATTGTAGGTATGTGATTAAAGTAGTAAGAAGGGCGTTAGAAGATGTTAAGAACAACCCTCTTTATAAGAACACAGAAGACTTAGAAACAAGTGATAAGAGATTTAGTGAGAGTGAGTATAAGCAACAGCTTATGGGTGAGAACCAAGACCAGCAAACAGCCAATACGGTTCTCTTACATGAAATGTGGGTTAAGGATAAAGAAGGGAAGGTAAGAATTGTAACCACCTGTAACAAGAGATTATTAAGAAACGAAGAAACAGACTTTGATAAGTTACCATTTGTACTTTATCAGCCAGATATAAACCCACACGAGATTTACTCGGAAGGTTGGGTTAAGAATATTGTTCCGTTGAACAAAGCATTAAACCAATTAGAGAGAAATGTGTTGGAGTTTAACAATATATTCTCTAAGGGTAAATATTTAATGGATAAGGGTGCTAAAGTAAAGGCGATAACAAACGAGAACGGACAGATAATCAAAGTAACCAGAGGATATAGGTTTGAGCAAATGGATATAAAGCCAATGAGTTCAACACCATTTAATCAGATAGCAAACTTACAGAGATACCTACAAGACGTAGGTGCTGCACAGGAAGCATTACTTGGTAGAGCTCCAACAGGAGTGTCTGCTGCGGTAGCTTTTGAGCAATTAGTAGCTAATGCGTTTATTAACTTTGCAGACCTTGCGGATAACTTGGTAATAACACTTGAGAAACTAGGAGAAGCTATTTTAGAAATGGGCTCGAAGTATATGGATGTAACTTACGACTTTAAAGTGGTAGGGGTAGGTGGTGAAAAGGAAGTTAAGAGAGTAATAGGTGGGGAAGCAGTAGGTGGGGCAGATATTATGGAAGATGCGGTACCTATCCCTTCAAATGCTACTGTTAAGGTGGTAATTAACTCTGGAATTGCATACACAAAGAGTGGTAAACAGGATGTACTATTTAGACTAAGAAGTACAATGGATGTAGATAGAAAGACCTTACTTGAAAATATTGGATTGAACGCAGAAACAGTAGAACAAAGATTAGCAGAAGAAAAACAGGTAGAAGGACAATTACAAGCAGAACAAGCAGCGATGATGGCACAAGCCTCACAACCTCCGATGCCTGAGGGGGCTCCAACACCGGGGGGAGAAGTTCCACAAGGTGGGGCTATGCCACCTTTATCAGAAGAAGCGATGGCTTGCGTAGCTGAATTAGAAGCACAAGGACTGAAATTAGGACCTGAGTTTGTAGAAGACCCAAGTTTAATAGAAGCCTTAGCAAGCGGACAATTAGAGTATCACGTTATGGAGGATGGTACTGTAATGGCTGGACCTGAAATGTAGTTGGGTATGGGTTGAGTAGTTCCCTCGGCTACTCGCCCTATACTTGGCTATATTGCCTAGTATATGGCTATGCCATGTTTAAATTTAGACATAAAAGTCGTAAAAATGTACGAGGAAGATGGTGTAGAGTCATCAGGCTCAATAGTGGAGGAAACCACTACTACTTCGCAAGTAGAGAACAATCCGGTTAGTGCAAAAGATACAGCGTCAGAGAAGACGGAAAAACACGTAGACGAAGGTACTGACACTGCACGAAAGACTGCAGATTCTGGAAAGTCTCGTACTATTCCGTATGACCGTTTTACTGAGGTCATAAAAGAGAGAGACGAACTTAGACAGAAAGCTCTTTTACTTGACAAACTTCAAAGCGACCCAAGTTTTGCTCAGGGGTATATCCAAAACTTAAAACCTACTGAAGAGGTAGACCCTGTAATTGCGGAAGCAGACAGGAAGATTAGAGAATTGGGATACGTAAGAGCAGACGATGTTCAAACAATGATTGAACAGAAGATAGCAGAGAAGGAGTTTATAAGAGAATTTGGTGCCAAGATACAAAGTTTGGAACAAAAGTATAACGGTTCTGATGGACTTCCAAAGTTCGAGCCAGAAGAAGTTGTTACTTTCATGGACCAGTACGGAGTTAAGGACCCAGAAATGGCTTATGAATTAAAGTTTAAGGAGGAATTAGCAGACGCGCGGGCTAAGATGAAAAGGGGAAGTGCCTATTCAGAAAAGCCGGGACAGCCAATGCAAACAACTGACGATAACGAGGATGCAAGGCTTATTAAAGAAGCTAAAGCAACCAACGATTGGACAAGTTACTTTAAGAAGAAAGTATAAAACTTCAGAGGGGAATTTAAGATAACAAGGAACTACAATGGCAGTTTTTACTACCTATGAAGCAATCGGTAACAGAGAGAATTTGATGGATGCTATCACAAATATCTCCCCAACCGAAACTCCTTTGTTTTCTGGATTGAAAAAAGTCAACGTAACTGGAAAGTATGTTGAATGGCTAACAGACTCACTCGCAACAGCAACAACAAATGCTAAAGTTGAAGGTGCAGACTATACATTCGGAACATTATCTCCAGCAAGTAGAGTAGGAAACTACACTCAGATTATGAACAAACCATTCCAAGTCTCAATGACTGAGGATGTTGTTTCAAAAGCTGGTAGAGATTCTGAAAAGGCTTATCAATTAGAGAAAGCAACAAAGGAATTAGCAAGAGATGCAGAATATGAATTAATTAACAGTACAAGCTCATCTGGAACATCAGGAGCCGCAAGAAGCATGGCTGGAATCCTCGCATGGATTACAACTAATGTAGAAACAGGTTCAGGAACTGGAACAGAAGCATTGACTGAAGATATGTTCAACGATGCACTTCAAGCTATCTATGATGGTGGTGGAAGACCAGATACAGCCTATGTCGCAGGATTCCAAAAGAGAAAAATAAGCTCATTTGCAACAAGCAATACCAGATACCAAGACGGTTCTGCTGGCAAATTAAGCAACTATGTTTCTGTATACGAATCTGATTTCGGAATGATAGAAATCGTCTATGATGTCTTTATGAGCACATCAGTAGTAGCTATCCTCGAGAAGGACAAATGGAATATCGGTGTACTCCGACCATTCAGAAGCAAAGAAGTCCCATCAGTCGGTGACTCTATTAAGGGTGTTGTAGAAGGTGAAATTACATTGATTGCTAAGAACGAAGCATCAAGCGGTAAGATTACTCAACTAACAACTTCTTAGTGTGCTAAAGGTTTTGGTGGTGTACCTTAAACATCACCACACAAACTATGAAAGACCAAGATTTAGACACAATTTTTAAAGTAGTAAGTTCAAAGAATAAGAGGGCTCTTAACAAGGCTTTAAATGACGAACAAGCATTTAAGGAAATACATAACTACAGGCAGAATGTGTCTCATAAGGGCCAGGGTAGGGCAAAGTGGAGAAAAGTAGCAATGATAGAACCTCATGTCTGGCACGCATTAAAGCAGATGTATGGGGAAGCAGCTCTTAAAGACAAGAAGTTCTTTAAGGACTTAATGAAACAGCCTGAATTGCAACCTTTCTTGACTGTGCCTATCACAGAATTATAAATTTTTACGAGGGTTTCAAATGGAATATCCAAAGTATGCAACCGAGAAGGAGAAAAAGCTCCATATTTTGTCATTGCCAGTAGATAGTGGGGCTTGTGGATGGATGAGGGTTAGAGGTCCGTTCAAAAAGATTACTCAGTTAAAACTGGCGGAGGCAGAGATAATGCCCGAGACAAATATTGAGGAACAAGACTTTAAGAAAATAATAAGTAGGGCGGATATTATTATTGTTAGACCTGGTGCACATAGGTTAATGAAAACTATTAAGGAGATGTTTCCTTATAAGAAGTTTGTGTTGGATTTTGATGATGATGTTTTTAATGTACAACCAAGTTCGGCACACTACCAGACTTATGGAACAGAAGATGTGATTGTAGAAGTAAATGGTGAAGAAATACCTTTATGGTTAAGTGGAGTATCGGATGGATTTAATAAGTTCGACAACGCTAAAAGGATAATTGACCTAAGATGGATGATAGAGAAGGCTGATTATATTACTGCTGTTACTGATAGACTTGCTGGATACCTAAGTGAAAGGTTTGATAGAGATGTAAATGTTATTCCTAACGCAATAGACTTTGACCTCTACCCAGAAGTAGAAGTTAAGGCTAAGGATAAGAAGGAAGGTGAGTTTAGAATAGGTTGGTGTGGGGGTGCTAGCCATAGTGCGGACCTACAAATGATTAAAGAGGAAATGTTAAAGTTTCTCAAGAATACTCCTAATGCAACCCTACATTTAATTGGACAACCCTTTGATAACTTTGATAGTGCTAAGGGACAGGTATTTAAGCATGGGTGGTTGCCATTCCAAGCCAATCCTTTGAGAATGAAACTACTTGATTTAGATGTGCTGATAGCTCCGTTAGAGGATACTGTTTTCAACATAAGAAAAGACCCTCTTAAATTCTGGGATGCTGGTGGATTAGGACTACCACTTGTAGCAAGTAACATACCTCCATTTAGTGATGTAATTAAAGACGGAGAGACTGGGTTCTTGTTTGACGAACCAAAACAAATGAATAAGACACTGGTTAAACTTGTAAAAGATAGGAAGTTGGGTAAGAAGATAGGAAATAATGCGAGGGAGTTTGTATTTAATACACATAATATAGAGAAACTGGCTCCAAAGCTAGTAGAATTTTATGGAGAACTCTCAAGAAGAAAAATTGATAGGGCGAGATAGTGAAAAATTACTCTAAATGTGGTATAATATAGTTATACGAGGGGAGTAAAATAAGGTAGATTACAATGACATTTGGAGACATGATAACTCGTGTAGGGGAGTTAATAAACCAGGACTTAACTGGTGACACAAAGACTGTTACAAGAACAGAAGTAAAAGCAAACCTCAACAGAGCTTATCACAAAGTAGCTAATGCTATTGCCTCAATGGGGCAGGATTTCTATTATAGAGAGGCCACAGCAGACCTTGTAGCTAATCAGAGCCTTTATGGATTACCGGATGACTGTAGAAAATTAGAGAGATTAGAAGTCTCTTATGACGGTAGTACCTTCAGAAAGGCTATTAGAATGGACAGAAACGCAATAAACGACCCTACAATGGTATTCTCGCAAGACAGACCTCATTATGCTGTGGTAGGTAATATGTTTGAAATATTCCCAACACCAACAGCAAATGTAACAAATGGGATTAACCTATGGTATTTAGAGTCTGTTGTTGATATGGTTAATAATTCAGACGAGCCTAGCTTACCAGAGATTTATGCGGACCTACCTATTGAGTATGCTGTAGCAAAAGCAAAGCAGAGGCAGGGCCTTATAGACGAATCAAGAGAATTTATGGCTGAGTTTATGAGGGAGATTGATAGAATGGAATCAGAGTTTATTGAAAGAAACGAAGACGATTCAAGTTATGTAATTATTAGAGAAGATTATTAATGCCTACTATTTGGACTAAACGAAGTAATATAATAACTTCTTATACTCCTAATGAGGGATATGGATTTCTATACGATAGTTTAAGTATATATGATGACCCAAGTAGGAAGTATGATGGGGGATTTGTTAATAACTATTTAAAAACTGGAGATATAGTATCTAACTATAGATTTCAAGGAACGAGACTGTATCTAGCGACAGAAGATTGGGATTATCTAATGGAGGAAAATGGTAATACTTATCTTTTGGTGAGAGATAATGGGGTGTATACGAAGGTAGGAGACATAAGTACCTCCTGGACTAAAGTAAACGATATATAAAAATGGCAGACAGAGTAAGAATATCCGATTTAGATACATTATCCGGTTTAGAAACTGGTGATTTTGTACCTGTGGTAGATGTTAGTGATACCACACAGGGAGTTAACGGTTCTACAAAGAAAGTACTATTTTCAAACTTTAAAGGAGAAACGGGTATTACAGGTAACACTGGTGTACAAGGTCCTCGGGGTGATACGGGAGTAACGGGTTCAACTGGTATAGGGAACACGGGTATAACAGGGGCTACGGGGCCTATGGGAGCCACCGGTGTAATGGGTGACACAGGTGTAGCGGGCAATACGGGTATTACTGGTGCTACTGGGGCGGTAGGAGCTACTGGTATTACTGGTGACACAGGAGTTGCTGGAGATACGGGAGCTGGAGACCAAGGCGACACAGGTTCGCAAGGAGAGCGGGGAGATACTGGAACCCAGGGAGATACTGGAGTCGGCACTACCGGTGCAACTGGGCCACAGGGTCCTGCTGGTAATACAGGAATACAAGGAGCAACTGGTGTAACCGGGGCAAGTGGAACTATAGGTGTTGATGGAGAAAAGGGAGATACAGGAACCCAAGGTGATACCGGGACTCAGGGTGATACAGGAGTTGGTACTACGGGGGCAACAGGAACTCAGGGCCCAAAAGGAGAAACTGGTATACAAGGAGACACCGGGGTTAGTGGTGACGCTGGCGACACGGGGGTTGATGGTGTATTTGGAGGTTTTTCAGCAGAGTTTATTTATAAGGAAGTTGTAACTGACACCGACCCTGGTTCTGGTAATTTTAATTTTGACTCTTTAACGTCAGAAAATATAACCGAAATTTATATAAGTGATTTTGATATTAACGAAAACGATGTAAGTTCTTTGCTTCTTTCTCAGGCTGGTATTTCTTCAGAGATTAAAGGTTTTATTTCTTTGTATGATAAGTATTATCCTGGAAATTATTTTATATTTAATGTTTATAATATTATAGATGAAACGGACTTTGTGGTATTCCAAGTAACTTTAAATTCTTATATAGGGGGGCTTACGGGAGACGGTTCAGCCATAATATCACTAACATTAAATGGAGATAAAGGGGACACAGGAGTACAGGGGG